AAACCACTACCTACATCTATTACACTTTCAACTATATCTCTATTAATCATATATCGTATTCAAAATTATAACTTGTCTCATTGTGATTTAATAATGTAGCACCATTTCTTGTATGAAATCTATATGCCATATCTGTCAATGGTGACAATGTAATCATTCTATCTACAAATGGTAAACCACCATATAATCTTTCTCTATCTTCAACTAGTCTATCTCTAATTTTAAATATTATATCTCTACCTGCGCCTTTTCTATGTCTAGTCGCCCATACGGTATATGCAACTGCAATCTTACCATCAGGTATAGAATACTTTTCTAGTTCTTCTTCATTCGTAGGTACAGCGTAACAGAAAGCAACACAGCAATATGCCATAGGTATACTTTCATCATCTATAAATTCTTCTAATATGAATATCTTTCTACCTTTAGAAGTTCTAAAATCTAAAGATAGATGAGGTCTAACTGCGTCCTGTGTAACATCTATATCGTTTGTTGTTCTTAATATGTCCATATTATTCTTTCTAAAAAAATGCCTCTAAACTTGCTTGTGGTTCTGCGTTCCAACCTATCGCACCTAGAATAAATCTCATAGGGTCTAAAAATGTTTTTTCAAATTGTAGGTCGTAATCTATATAGTCTTTTAATTTAAACTCTCTAGGTAATGTTGACAAATAAGCACACACATTAAACTTGAAAGGATTAGGTTCTTTTAATAAAATAAATTTAATCTTATCGCCTTCTTGTATAATAGGATACTTGTAATCTAACTTTTGACTTTTTAGATGATAATTATATATAAGACTACCTTTAATATGTATTGGTGTGCCTTTTGTAAATATACTACTATCACTTCTATACTTTCTCAAATTGTTACAACTTCTAGGAAACGCAATTTGTTCAGGTTCAAATTTATGAAACTCTTTTTTAAAGTCTGCAATATAATTCTGTAATGCGTCTTCATCTTTATTCATAATCAATCTAATCGCTTCTTTAATACCAACTCTACAAACTTCAGGTGTTGAAGATTTTACTGCCTCAATACCCATAATCTTTAGTTTAGGTTCTTCATATCTAAAACCTTCTTCATCTAATACATTTAACATATATCTTTTCTTGGCAGTCCAGATACCTTTGTCTGCGATAACTTCTCTTTTCATAACCATCTTTTGGTCAAACGCATTTGTATAATCTGCAAGTTCTTTAAAACACTTTTCAATAAATGGTTCTATCTTTTGTGTTGCAACTTTATCAACAAAGTTTAGTTTTTGTTCTTTAGTTTTATCTTTACATACTTTGTCAACTAATTTATCTAGTGTCAAATATATACTATCAGTATCACTCGCAACAATATAATCTACTTGGTCTTTAGTTTGTAGTATCTCATTCATATACTTGTTGACTTGTTTTTCAATATACTGAATAACAAATTGACCACTTGAAGTAATCGCTGTTGCTTGTCTTACATCATAAAATCTGAAATACTGATTACCAATTGCACCATAGGCACTATTCAATGATATCTTTTTTGCCCATTGTATATTATGACATCTGGCAATCTCTTTTTGATACAATGGGTCTTTTGTCTTTTGATATTCTTGTTTTGCTTGAAACTCTAATTGTTTAAAATGCACTCTATCATTGTACATCTTTTCCATAAGTTTCGGCAAGAAACCTTGACTATCATTTTTAAACATAGCGCCGTTTGGTGTAATTGTTGCACCCTCTGTTTTTAAATAATCTAATGGTGTTTTTCTTTTCAATAATCTATCTACACTAATACCATCAGATTTCATACCAATAATCTTTTCTGGACTAATATTATACTGCATAATTAAATGTGGATATAGTGAGTTAATATCGAAAGATACAATCCATTTATGTTGACCTACCTGTGGCGACTTAACATATGCACCAGTATACTTTTCTTCTTTAACATTATCAGTACGAGGTGGTATATGAATATTCTCTTTTAGTAGATGATTGAATATTAAAGTATCCCATAATCTAACTTCTGAAAATACATCTTTATAATTAATCTTCGCCTCATAGGCCATTGTTAAGATAAGTTCAATTAATTTCATCTTATCTTCTAACTGGTCAACTAGTTCAACATCTTTAATATTGTAATCTACAAAACTTTGAAAGTCATTAGTATACCATTCTCTAAATGTATCGTAAGGGTTATTATCTTTACCATCACTACCTAGTTCTACTTTTGCGATATAGTCAAGTTTATAACTCTCTTGTCTTGTAGGAATAAACTTCTTATACAAGTCAAGATAATCTAACATTGCAATACCTTTAATATCAAAAGTAGTTTGTGTTTTACCTCTGACCGTAATTTGTTCTTGTTCTATCAAACCCCAAGGCGATAATTTATTAATAACTTTGTCGCCAACTAAATGTTTTATTCTATTACATAGATATGGTAAATCAAAAAACTTTGTATTCCAACCTGTGATTACATCTGGATAGTTCTTTGTCCAAAACTTGAAAAACTCCATCAACATTTGTTTTTCATTTTTACATTCTACATAAGTTACTTCTGGCCTATCTGTAAAGAAAGGTTTAGTACCCCAAGTAATAATGTTTTTGTTTGATTGATTTTTGATTGTAAGACATATAAGTTCTTCAACTGGATTTTCTACATCTGGGAAACCACCTTCAGCAGTTGTCTCAATATCAAGTGTAAAGATTTTAATTAAGTCTTTATTAAACTCAATGTCTGTTGGATATTCTTTTGCGATATATTGAAAATGATATCGGTCATTACCATACAATGGTGCCGAAGCATTTGTATAGTTTCTTTTAAATTCTCTTGCCTTTGATATACTTTCAAACTCTATAGGTTTTAAATTCTGACCTTGTAAAGTTTTATGATTAGTTTTATCTTGCGTTATCGCATATAAAGTCGGTCTAAAGTTTACCTTTTCTTTAAACTCTTTGCCTTCGTGTATGCCTCGTACAAGTAAGTTGCCTCTGTATTCAATAACATCTTTATAAAAATTCACTAAATGGACTCCATATCTCTCAAATATATTTTAATACCATTATGTTTTTTCTCTAACATAACTTGACAAGCCAATCTGGAATACATTCTATCATATTCCATATTAGTCTCTAATAATTCATTCTCTAAACTATCATACTCTACCATACCAACTTTGTCAATATCCTCTTTAATATTGATATGACAAGTTCCACACGAATTGCAACCACCACAATCTGCTGGTATCTCGTCTATAGACGGCTCAGCATAAGTACGAGCCGCTTCCATTATTGTATAACCTATTGGTACTTTGACTTCTGTTTGTTTTCCGTTCTTATGTACAAAGTAGATAGTCACCATTGGACTATCACTCATTTACTTTGTACTATCCCAAGTAGTTCCTTTTGTCTCTGTCAGAAGACCTGGACTTTGAATAATCTTACTTGTTGATTGTTTATAACTCGCAAGTAAATCCTGTTTAGGGTCGACAACCGTAATTACTTTGTCTACGCCAAAACTAATAGTCTCTGTTTCTGCATAAGGAATATATGTGAACATACCAAACTTGATTGCCTCACCTGGTTTAGGTTGAGAGGTAGGATAAATGATATAAGGTTGTTTCAAAGTAACGATTGTATTATTCTCGTTCTCTGAATAGTCTCCAATAATATCTTCACCTGTGATAAGTCTTAATATTTTTATTGCCATAATCACTCCATTATATTATAATTGTTAGTCTTTGTCAATAGGGGGAAGTCGTTTAGATAATACGAAAGTTCTATTAGGATTAACACTCGCATTAAATTGACGAATAACCTCTCTATTGAGCAGTACATCTGAACCAGACCTTGGTCTTTGGTCTAATCCGAATTCTATATCTTTATATGTAAAACCATTAAAAGTTAAATCTAATAATACCGTTTGCCTAGTTTCACTAGGTTCATTCCCATCAGCGTTTGCTCTGAACACTCTACTCTCGCCGTGTTTTGGTTTGGTATATACCTTACCATTATACTTCCAAGTTATATTCTTACCCTTCACTTGGATATTTTCTCCGTGCATACTACAAGCAAGGGCACCATTACCAGTATCTAACTTCGCTCTAATCTTACCTATGTCTTCTAATTCTATTGTTTCTAACCAACCACATTCTACTAGTGATTGTCTATCCCAATTAGTTCTATCTGTAACATACCTAACAAAATTCTTAACTAATTGTTTACCTGATATTGCACCACCAGGATTTGGTCCTTCTAAATCTTTATATAAGTAACCCTCATAATCTGCACCAGTACCAGGAGAACCATTTACTTCTAGTATGTACATCTTACCATTATGAATGATATGGTCAACACCACAAAGGTATGCCTTACTTGCTCTGGATGCCCGTAGCACCATTTCTATTTCATCATCATTTAATTTATATGGTACCGCTTCGGCACCTCTATGTGTATTAGTTCTAAAATCAAAAGATGATTGAATTCTTTTTGTACTTGCAAATATCTTATTGTCTACTACGAAAGTTCTTATATCAAACTTCACAGGCATAAATTCTTGTATTAATAATTCTGCACCTAACTTCCACATCGCCTGAATAGTAGATACTAAACTTTCATAACTATCAACTTTAACAACACCAATTCCTTGAGTACCTGTTAATGTTTTTAGTACGATAGGAAATTTACCACCTATCATTTCTATTGCGTCATCTATATTTTTTTCGTTTGATACGAAAGCAGTTCTAGGTGTAGGTATATTAAACTTCTCAAATAACAATGCACTTGTCATTTTGTTATTACAAGTTAGCATTGAGTTCTTTGTGTTAATCATAAAAGAACCAGAGTTTTGAAAAGCAGATATGATTGACATACCACTTTCATCTTCTACTGAACCTGCTCTTGTTATACAGATAGTATCTTTACCAATAAATGTATGTTCAGTATCTTTACCATCATAGTTATAAACCGTTAGAGTATTCTTCTCTTCGTCTTTACCTGTAATGATAGCGTGTCTAGTTTCAATTACAACACATTTGATTTTTAATTCTTCGCAAATATCGTGTATCAGTTTTACGGTTAACTCTTTATCTTCTTTACCACCAACTTTTCTTTTCTTTAAGTTAGGGTTAGTTTTAGTAATAACCGCTATCTGTATAGGTTTGTCTTCTCTATCTACTTTTTCTGCTAGAAATTGATTGAATTCTTTTACTTGCAACATTATTGTCCTTCATTACTTGCTACTTCCGTTTTCTCTTCAACTTTCTTACCAATATTATATTTGGCAGATAAATTCCATTCTTTCTTTTCTTTAAATGGTAGTACCTTTATTTGTGATAAAGGCGCCTTGTTTTCTGCGTCTGCCTTTTTTACAATATCAATTAGGTTCCAATCTTGTAGTAATACTGCAATTGTATTTCTTCTTTGAATATCGTTATCGCTTAATGTTGCTTTCTTACCATCAAGAGCAAATAGTTCTTTGAAGTGTACAATGTAATATTTGCCTTGTTTGTGTAGTATGTGGCACGATTGAAATAGAGTTTTGTCTTTACGACTTGCAACTCCTATTCTGGTAAGTGTCTCTCGCACTTTTAAAAAATCGTCAGGTTGCTTGATTGTTACTTCTAGCATATCATCTGGCGACCATTTAATGTCTCCGTTTGTCATCTTTTATTTCTCCCACCCTTTTGCAAGGATTTTTTTATAGTTTCAATTTGTGATTTATTCAATATGCTGAGAGCGGTCTTTGCTTTTTCATTACTATAACCATAATACTCTTTTACATACTCTAAATTTTTAAGTTTTTCAGCCTTAAACCATTTAGCAAATCTTTTTTTCTTTCTTACTATATTTAGTAAAAATTGAAACTGCATATTGTTAGGGAGGAAATGATAACCATTCATTTCATTGGCTGCGATTAAAGTATCATAATGATACGATAAACACTTGTTTACGATAAACGCAGGATATTTCTTTTCCCAAGTTACATCGGTGGTATCCATTATATCTTCTTTAGTGAAGTTTATGGAATTCAGATAATCTTTCAATTCATACATAACTAATTACTTTCGGGTCGAGGTTTATATCTGTAGCGTGTTCAGATAAATCATCAACTATTTGTTTTAATTCTTTGTCTTCTATATTATATAGTTCTTGTTGACCTTCGTCACCAGGAACATTTCTACTTTTATATTTACCTTTAAATATTTCTTCTAGTCTCCAAGATTGTGTATCGTTAGGAACATAGATTGCATAGTAAATTCTAAAATCATTACCAGGTTGATTACGACTACGAATAACAGCAGATAGATACTTTGCCCTACCTACTTTTAATAGACCTCTTGCCATAACATTTGTTTCGTGGTCGTGTATATGACTTCTACCAAGATATAAACAATATCTTTCGTGTCCTGGTTCTTCGTAACCATTGCCATTATGTTTTTGAGTAGTATAACCCTCGTCTAATCTTAATTGACAAGCGCCTTTGTAACCTAGGCCTAACATTACTTAAACTTACAATTGGCCATTATCTCGGTTAGACAAGCGACCATATTGATTTCTTGGTCTGCAACGAAAGCCGCCTTGTACTGATAACCAGCAATAACTAAAACTGCCTGTGGTATAGATTTAGGGTCTAAAGATTTCCACAATATTTCATATAAGTTTCTAAACATAGAAGTTGGTTCTTTATCTATGTTTTGAATAACCCATTTTCGCATATCATTAAATCTTTTTTCTTTTAATGTAGCGACTAGTTCTTTGTTATTAACTTCTGATAATGTAAATAATATACCACTATCAATCTTACCTCTAACTGAATATCTTTGAAGTTCATTGATAGTTCTTCTGAAGTCTGGAAAATGTTTGATAATTAATTCTGCAAGAACCTTTTTATCATACTCAATCTTTTCTTCTTTCAATACATTCTCTAGTCTACCTAACATAAGGTCAGCACACTTCTTCTTCTGACCATTGACTATCTTAAAGTCAACTACGGTACAACGACTATGTAATGCAGGAATTATTTTGTTTTTGAAATTACAAGTAAATATAAATCTACAATTCTTGTAAAAGGTTTCAATAAAGTTTCTTAAAGCAGGTTGAACACTATCAGCGTTCATATAGTCTGCCTCATCAACTATTATTACTTTGTGATTAGCGTCTTCTGTTAAAGAAACGGTACTCGCAAAGTTCTTTATCTTTGTTCTTAATGTATCAATTTGACGACCTTCGTCTGACCCATTAATAATAAGATAATCACATTTCAACTCTTCACATAAAGCACGAGCAACCGTGGTCTTACCTGTACCAGCAGTACCAGATAAAAGTAAGTTACTAATTTCGCCTTGTCGTAAGAAAGATTGAAATGTAGATTTTATATCCTCTGGGAGGATACAATCTTCAATTGTTTTTGGTCGGTATTTCTCAACCCACAAAAAATCTTCACTTGCCATAATATATTCTCCATAATTTAAAATTCACTTTCAGGTTCAAGAGCAATCCAGTATTGTACTGGTCTTGTTCTATTTACAAAGTGTGATATCTTTTGTTTTGATATCGCAACATCATAATCATCTTCTAACATTTTAAAGTTTTCTGCTTTGAAAAATGCCTTGAAAGTCTTGTCAGTTTCACCTAACTCAATGTCAAACTTATTAGACGCCTTGTTTTTTCTATCGTCTGCAATAAGTCTCATAGTTTTACCATCGCCTATAACTGCAATGTCAGGTAAGTTTAATGTAACTACACCTTTCATTAGTCTGGCAAAGTCTGCCTTCTTAAAAGTAAATGATACTTCTGTAGATGGCATTGTAATTGTTTTCGTTGGAGCAACAATAACGCTCTCGTCAGCAAAAGTATATTTACTATTTGACCTTCCGTCTTTACCAGATATACCTACACTTGAGCCACCATTAAATTTTAATGTTGGTGTATCAAATAGGTCTACCGTTCTCAAAAATTCAGGTAAATCATAGATAGCAAATTGTTGTTCAAAGTTTTCTTTGACTTCTGCTGTTGCAAGAATATTCTTCATAGTAGAAATTGTATTTAATTTCTTACCTGGTTTTACTAGAATATTCTGATTGATATTTGCAAAGTTTTTTAACAATGCAAGTGTCTCGGATGATAAGTTCATATCAGTTTTCTCCTTCATTATTTAAACATTATATTATAAGTGTGTGCCTTTGTCAATAGTCTACTCACTTTTTCGTAAATAGTCTAACATCTTCTCTGGTGTACTTTCAACATATGGGTCGTCATCGGTACCTTCATTATTAATACCTGGTTCTTGGAACCACTTTTCAACCACACCGTTATTTACTACGGCCATATATCTCCAACTTCGCATACCAAATCCTAAATGGTTTTTACCAATTAACATACCCATAAATCTAGTGAAGTTACCAGAACCATCAGGTATCAATTTAACTTTTGTTATTCCCATTTGTTTTGCCCAAGCATTCATTACATAACTATCGTTTACTGATACACAATAAATTTCATCAATAGAAAACTTTTTCATTAAGTCATAGTTATTTTCAAAACCTGGTAGTTGTTGTGATGAACAAGTAGGTGTAAATGCACCTGGGAGAGAAAATATAACTACTCTTTTATTATTGAAATAATCGTCTGTAGTTTCATTCTTCCAAGTACCACCGATAGCACAGCCGCCATCAGTTTCAACTTCGTCACCTTCTCTTATTCTAAATGTTACTTTTGGAATTTTATATCTTTCCATATTATATCCTTCGTGTTAATTTCAAATCAATGTGTTTACTATACACGATTGCCCTAGATAAGTCAATAGGCGGTGGTCGAATTCTATCTGGCACTTCCCACCGCCTATCAAAAGTTCTCCTATCTAGTTGTTAATCTTGTAATCCCAGCGTTTAGTCTACAGATTACTTGATTTTGATTGTTCTAGGTTTCTTACCTTCAGGAACAATCTTCTCTAAACGAACCTTTAACAATCCGTCTTTGAGTTCTGCACCTTTTACCTCTACATCATCTGCAATGGTAAAAGACTTGCTGAAAAATCGTTTGGCAATACCTTTATGTAGCATTCCCTCGTTTTCCTCAACCTCTTTTGTCTGCTCATCTTTAACAGACTTAATAGTTAATTGATTGTCGGCATAGTCTACTGCAACATCTGATTTAGAATAACCAGCAAGTGCTAGTTCTATGTCGTATGTAAATTGTCCAGTCTTAACAATATTGTAAGGTGGATAATTAGGAACCCTTAATCCCATATCAGTATCTAACATATGTTCAAAATGGTCGAACACATTATCGAAACCGATTGTTACTGGTCTTAAAGAGTTAAAAAATTGAATTGCTTTTGAATTGGTCATTGTAACCTCCTTATGTTTAAGCAAAGTTAATTTTAAGAAGACCCATTATGGCGTCTTCTATATTATTTATATAATCATTAATTGTCAATTGTCAAGCATCCTATAATAAATTAATGGTGGGGTTTTTTAAGAGACCCCAAACTCTAGCGACACCGTATTTTGATATTCTAATCTGGTACACGGCGACCATTTTTACGCTGTTTTGATAGGTCTTACGAATTGCCTATCAGTAATATATATACAATATTAAGCGTAAAAATCCTTAATATCCTCTGATTGCGGCCAACTTCTTTTCTCTCTTTTTGCAGGCCTTAATCATTTCTTTTTTCTTACGATTTCTTTTATCGCAAGGTTTTTCGTAATACTGCCTTTGTCTCAACTCTTTCAGAAGTCCATCTTTTTGGCACTTCTTTTTTAGTACTCTTAATGCCTGTTCAACATTATTATTCCGTACCGTTATAGTAATTGACATATAAACTAATTACCTCCTTTTTGTTCACTATCAATTAACAATACCAAGTAATGTATTGCTTTGAACAAATCCATTTTGTTCTTTCCGTTCTTCTTACCATATCTGCAAATATATTTAATTGCATTAGACTGGCAAAAATCTTTATCTATTCCCAAGTGTCTTAACATATCTTGCACTTGAAATCCATCTTTAGTAGATGAATAATGTTGGCCATATGTATCGCCAATGTATTTTTTAATCTCGTTTAATATTTTATCTTCATTATATTTCATAGTTATCCTTATATTTATGTGTGGTATAAAAAAGTGGAGAGAGGCCACTACACCTCTCTCCTAGGACCACACTATGGATAGATTTAGATAAGGTCTTCGTCTTCGTCCTCATCGTCCTCACTATCATTGGACTCCATTTGTTGTGCCTTCAAGGCCTCAGCCTTTTGTTCTTCAGCGATACTTTCGGCAGTTGCCCCAGCATCCACTTTAGTATAAAGGTCAACAAAAGAAGATTTTGTATCCTCATCGAACCTGTTAGTACATAGTTCAATTGCCTTCATCTTATTACCAAAGATGGCATATGCCTGTACTATATGAACAAGTCTTCTGGTACTGATTATCTCATCAACGCCACCATCAAAGTAGGTCTTTCTGATAACATCAGCCCAAGTGGATAATTTCTCAACATATTGAGTATCTTTTTTACCTGATAAGGCAAGAGTGTTATTCAATATTTTTTGTTCGGTATTTGTTGTAGGATATTTCTGTTCAAATGTAACAGGAAATCTCTCAAGGAACGCCTCGTTAAGGATATTAGTTCCGATGAATTTACCATCATCTGAACCTTGACCTTTAGTGTTGGCAGTTGCCACTACATTGAAACCTTTTGCAGGTTTTACAAACTTGTTAATTTTCTTAACATAGACACCGTTACCTTCAAGGATAGGTTGCAAACACATAATCTTGTTACTTGCAAGGTCAATCTCATCAAGAAGTAATACGGCACCTCTCTCCATCGCCTCGATAACAGGACCATTCTGCCATACGGTATGACCATCTTTAAGTCTATACCCACCTAGTAAATCGTCTTCATCGGTTTCGATTGTTATGTTAACCCTAATCATTTCTCTTTTACTCTCGGCACACGCCTGAATAACAGAGAATGTTTTACCATTACCAGATAATCCAGTAATGAATATAGGATAGAATTGTTTTGATTTGATAATACTTCTAACATCTGGATGGTTACCAAACGATACGAAAGTATCATCTTTTTTAGGAACGATATCACCTGTCAAAGAAGAGATAACATACGCCGCCTCTTTTTGAGTTTCATTCGCAACGGCAGTTTCCGTAACTGGTGCAGGAGTATCATTCAACACGGATGTGTTAACTGACTTTTCAACTTTAGGAAGACCGTCAACAGGCAATTTATATTCGCCTCTACCAACCCTTAATTCAGGATTTCTAGTCAACCATTGTGGTTTGAAATTTATGCCAATTGATTTGGCAACTTTCAAAACTTCGTCGGAAGTGATTGTATCTGTAATGCCCATTTTCTGAGCGGCAGAAACAAACTCTTTTTGTTTTTCATTCAAAGTAATCATAGTATTGTCCTTTTTTTAGTTTATGTATACATATTACCATAGGTTAAAAGCATTGTCAAGCACTTTTTTAAGTTTTTTTCAACTTTTTTTCCCTTGATTTTCAACACTTTTTCCATAGTTTATGCAACCTGTTTAATAAATTTGGATAAAAGTACTCTGGAAACCGTTCTTGATTTCATACTTTTACCAAATATTCTTTTAATATCGCCTTTTTTAGAAGTCTCTTTTAACTCATCTAAATTAGAGTTTTCGACTTTCATAGTCTTGGCGTTGATTAAAAAGAATTCATTGTATCCATCTGCCTTA